TCATCGGATCCCCAGCCTTACCCAACCATACGTTACCTGTTCATTATTTGTCGGGGCCCGGCTACAGATAATCCTGACGCGATCAGAACCAGCGATTTCAACGGCAGAAATGATATCCACAACATCAAAATTCTGAGTCGTCATATCCCGGATATGGAAACCGTAATTTTCCGCTTCGGTAACCCAGATGGTATCAATTACAAGGGGTGGATGAGGGATATTGAACTGAAGATTGATAATGTTTCCCTGCCGCGTTTCGCCGATTTTATCCAGCCAGTGCATACCAGTTTTTTCCCCTGCCTGGTTATCCTGCAGCAGTTTGTGGACAGCGCGGCCGTAATATTTCGCAAACATCAGATAGGTCTCGTTAGTACCGTGAACGTTATCAACATAGTCACCGATATACGCCGGGTGGCTTAGGCGGGATAAACCCGTCAGAGCGACATCCCGCAACGCCAGAGCAATCAACGGGTTTGTTACCCTGTATTGCCTGTGTGAGGCCATCTGGTAAGAAATAAAGAATGGCGTGTAGTCCTGCCCGGTAATAGAAACCGTATCGGTTGTCATATCAGAAATATACTGCGTGAGCATCGAGGAATAATCATCTCGCGTGACACCACCGCCGATATCCGATTCCCCCTGAGTCCAGAGAATAGCTAACTCGGCAAAAGTTCTTCCAGCTGCATTCGCCAGGCGCATGCTGTTGGTAACGTGATCCAGCGCGCGCTGATATGATGCAGTACCTTTTGACAGGTTCGCTATCTGGGTGCCTCCACGACTAGGGCAGGCCGAGAAAAACACAGCGCCTTGTTGCTGCCAGTCAAAACCAGTTTCAGCCTGAATGCGCTCAACCAGCTTATTCGCAGCTCCGGAGCAAGGCGATTCACCAGCCGGATACGTTCCCTCTGATGGCATATAAGCCGATTCAACCAGGGGAATGGCTGTATCCGTTGCTGAAGAATAGCTGTTGTTATTTGAACTGAACCCTAGGTTACCATATGGCTGCGTGGTTGAAAGTGGTGGGTTAGCCGCTGCTGATGCGAGAGGCATTTCATCAATCGAAAGGGACTGGCCCTGTGACCTCACGCCGTTCCAGTCACGAAGATAAATCGGAATTACTGGTGTCTCTGGGGTGCCACCAGAACCACCAATGACAGGAATGTTCTGATCGGTATCGAAGCCGGGTGTACAGGCCATAGGAATATAATTCGCATCGCAAAAGACGATGCCCGGTGGCCCTGGAATTTCTACGATCTCAACGTTACCAATTTGCACGCCCCCCATTGGCGTACCAGAGATATACGGAATACGGCGAGAGTCTGTAATCGCCCACGGAACCGCATTCCCCCCCCCCCAGAGCTGCAACCTCTGCCCTTGCTAAACCAACCGCCCCCAATCGGTTGGTCGTCAGCGGTGCTTTTCAGTCAGCATCAGCAAGCGCGTGAACGATTTCCACGCCCTCTTCATCATAAAGCTGGTCTTCAACTGTTACACCTTCCAGCTGTGCTGAGTTGGCTGCTTTGTTTACCTCCTGCTGGGATGGCATTTTTCGACCTGTAGCTGCCAGCGTTCCACTGTTGTTGATAACCTCAATGGCAAAAGCAGTATCATCAGGACTGCGGTAATACGTTGCGCTTCCTTCTGGAATGTTCGCAATATCTGCCTGAGCATCTGTCAGTGTCATATACTGGCGACTGAGGGGATCAGGCTCTGCCGGGTTTCATCTACAACAGCTGCGCCAGCCGCAGCCATTTTTTTCTTTGCGCCACGCAGGGAATCCTGGGTACTTCCCATGCGATCAACAAACGTGTCGGCTTCGCTGTTCAGGAAATCATCATATGCAAGGGCGTTATCGTTAAGATCCTTCATGCTGTTTGAAGGACGCGGGTTTCCGGTGTTATATCTTTGGGTCATAGGATTTCCTGAAGGTACGGCTGATGCATTGGAATCTAATAACGGACGGTCAAATTAATATCAATTCATATACCCGCCACAAGGTATTTCTGCACAGGCGAGGTATTGCATGATAAACTGAGAAAAATCGACTACGCTTTGTTTGATATTGGACCCTCAACAAATGTATAAAAATATCTCAACCATAATAGAGAAAGGAAATAATAACCTAGATATCATTAGGCTAATCGCGGCTTTGTCTGTTGTTACTTATCATTCATTCGCAATAAATCCCGCATGGGGTTTAACAGATCCTATAAAAAATCTATTCGGCCATACCAGCACAGGTGGCATTGCTGTAAAAATTTTTTTCTTTATAAGCGGATTGCTTGTAACAAATAGTTTAATAACAAGAAAATCGACTATTGAATTTTTGATCTCACGGATGTTAAGGATCTTCCCTGGACTTATCTTCGTCACAATAATATCTTCATTGATATTTGGCCCACTAATTACCAGCATGAAACCAAGTGAGTACTTCTCACAAATTGAGACATATAACTATATAATTGACAACATCATTATGAACACTCAATATTTTTTACCTGGTGTATCTTTTGATAATACTTATGGAATAAATGGGTCTCTCTGGACAATACGTTATGAAGTTGCAGCATACATAGTATTGCTTTTGGTATTTATTGTTGGACTCATGCGAAATAATGTAATCTCCTCATTGACTTGTGTACTCGTGATAGTAGAACCGATAACCACACTAAAGGGAGTGTTATTCGCATCATCAGATGATAGCGCAATTTTCCTTTTAGCACCATGTTTCGCTCTTGGGAGTCTTTTTGCCATCAACAAAGAGAGAATAAAGTCCACGTTAATTACACCACTAATTCTTTTTTTTGCCAGCATATCCACCCAAAGTATTACATTGTCACCATTATTATTTTGCTTTTCACTTTGTATTTTATCATTACACATCGCATCATTAAAACCTATGATTAACCTCAGAGTAAGAGAAGATATCTCTTATGGAGTATATCTTTGGGGATTCCCAATCCAACAAATACTCCATAAATATTTCTCTTCTGGTCCTATCGTTGGAATCGCAGAATCAATTATTATTTCGTGTGCGATGGGATACGTATCATGGAAGCTAATAGAAAAACCATGTATAAAATTATCAAAGAAATTTTGTAGTTATTACTCTGCATACTGCTTGGTTAAGCATACTCAGAAATAATAATTATGCCTGATGCCCCAGGATAACCGTTTATCGCACTAGATGACGGCTGTCTTGCGTTGCCGCCGCCAGCACCAAAACCACTTCCTACAGTTCCGGTGGTGCCAGAATTACCGGAACCAATTCCTCCACCACCCAATTGAGAAGAAGCTCCATCGCCACCTACTGAAACGCTAGATGAGTTATCCGCCTGCGCATCAGCTAGCGTCACGTACTGGTTGCTTAGGGGGATAAGGTTCCGCCGGGTTTCATCTACAACAGCTGCGCCAGCCGCAGCTATTTTTTCCTTTTCGCCACGCAGGGAATCTTGGATATTTCCCATGCGATCAACAAACGTGTCGGCTTCGCTGTTCAGGAAATAATCATATGCAAGGGCGTTATCGTTAAGATCCTTCATGCTGTTTGAAGGACGCGGGTTTCCAGTATTATATCTTTGGGCCATAGGATTTCCTGATGGTAATTTTATCATTGACGGGTAGCACCAATGGGGCTATCATTTACCACCTGAGGTAGCGGAAAGGCCTCAGTCCGCCCCCTAAAGGAAGTACGAGATGACCGAAGTAAAGGTTGAAAAAGTCCACGCTGAAATCGCCAAGCTAAAGATTAAGACAGCGAAAATTAACCATGAAACAATGTGATACCTGGTAGCCGCCGAAATCGGTCTATTCGGTGCAGTCACCACTGTAACTACTATCATCATCAATTTTATTTAAAAGAAGCCCCATACGGGGCTTCTTCACAGGTGCGTAATGAGACTGATAAACGACTACACTCCCCCTTCCCCAGAAGATCTAGAGCGGCTGAAATCAGAGTTGGGTTACACCGGTAACCAGATGGCAGATATCGCTGGCGTTGCCAGCAACAGCCAGTGGAGAAAATACACTGGCGGGGCAGAACCGCGAGCCATGTCACCACATATCCTGTTCTTCATAGCAGCTCGGCTTGCCCTGTCAGAGGATGATTTAAAGCGAGTGTTGAAGAAAATGCAGGAAATCGGAGCTGAGATAAAATAATATGGCAAAGAATTTAAACCCTTGGCTTGATGTGTGTAGAGCCTCAGCAATATTCATGGTGATGTTATCTCACAGTAGGGGGTTTCTTATTCCTATTGTCCCTTCAGCTCAAGAACTTAAATTTGGAGGATTCTTAGGGGTTGAGCTATTTTTCGCTTTGTCTGGATTCCTTATTGGGAAAATAATATTCGACAAATTTAAAAACTCTAAAGGAACGTTTGAATGGATTCCTTCATTTTGGTTTCGTCGCTGGATGAGAACATATCCAAGCTATCTCGTTTTCTTGATTTTAAATTTATCGATAATCAACAGTATTAGACCAGAAACACACCCAAATATCTTGGAATTTTCAACATTCACACAAAGCCTAATAACACCTCACCCTTCATTTTTTGGTGAGGCTTGGAGCCTTGCCGTTGAGGAGGTTTTTTATTTTTTATTCCCAATAACAATTTCATCCTTTTTTTTCATATGTAGAAGAAAGACAACGAGTCTTATATTAGCAATATCTACTATACTTTTACTATCCTTAGCGCTAAGGGTAAATGCCGTCATGCAATCTCAAATAACATTTAATGAGATAAGATCAACTGCATTATATAGATTGGATTCTCTAATGATTGGTGTTATTTTTTCTTGGTTGTTTTTATCAAAAAAAATCAACATTGCAGTAAAATTAGGAACTATATTAATTCCAATATCAGTTTACATATCATCAAAGCCAGATTCTTTTATGGATAGTAGTGCATTCCTAAAAGTATTTCTATTTTACATGGCAAGTATCGGTTCTGCCTGTCTTATCGTTTCCTTCTATCATGTAAATTTACCATCTAAGATAAGAGTTATAACGTCAAACATGGCAAGATGGTCATATTCCGCCTACTTAATAAACCTCCCTGTTATTTACACCATTAACTATTACATCCCTAAACAAAATTCATTTTTCGGATGTATTTTGACATGGTTACTATTTATGATTTCAACAATTATTTTATCTAAATTAACCTATCAACTCTTTGAGGAAAGAGTTCTTAAACTAAGAGACAGAATCAAGGGCGCGTGAATATCACGCGCTATGTTAACCCTACGCCCCAATGGATAACCACATAAAGTTATTTAAAGGGGCAGTATTACACCTTCAAGGAGACCATAAGCAGTAAATCCTGTTTTGGTCGTCGCACCAGTTGTTGCAAAACGGCTATCTTCCGAAGTTATTTTCGTCGTCACCGCAAAAAAAGTTGCTATTGAATATGGTTTTAGATAACTAATCTCCATAGAAGTATTATCTGAATACTCACTACCCCATTGAATAATCAACCCAGACGGCAAAAGTTGATATCCACGTGGTTGTAGAACCCCCTTACTACTATCGGAAATTATTTTCCCTATTCCCTTTACAACCTGATTATCATCAGCAGGATCTAATTCCATTCCTGCGCCTTCGACCACGCTAATTAACTCGCGCTGGAACGTATTGAGCATCTCAGCATTGATAATTGTAGGAGGAACACCTTGTGCAACATTACCATTAGTGTATTCACCATTTGTATCTGCCGTATCTGTAGTACTTCCAACCTTTCTCATTTCTCACCTTTTTAATAAATCAGATTTACGGAATATATCCTGAAGCAATATCAAACATTCTGGAGAACTCAGGCGTAATGTCATAAACACCTTCATCATTAAACCCAAAATAGATATAACTAAACTTCACCAGTGTATAGGATGGCGCCAGTGCAATAATACGACACTCAAGCTGACGGTTTCCCCAAGAACGGAGCGGGTCGCCACAATAGCTAAGTCCGCCCGCGCCTGTCGGTATTCTTTGATAGAAATGACATAACCCATCGCGGCAGCAATACTGATAAAATAACTTTTCGACTGGCCGCCGGTACTGATTAATTTCGAAACAATCGCGTTCTGCCGTTTGGCGATCGTATCCACTTCCCCGATGGAGCAGTCATCAGGTAACCCCAGTGTTTTTTCCCGCTCAGTGAGCATAATGGTCGCTGTTTTCGGGAATGCCCCGCGAAGCAGCGCCTGAGCATCGTTATCGCTGCGCTGGAAACTGGCCCCCAGCGCACGAAGTACTGCTGCCTGAACAGCTTTCGGGTCCCTGGTCCATGCCCTGCCAGAGGGGATTAGCGCCTGCAGCGCCCTGAGATAGTCATCCGTCGTGAAAAGACTCATGTATAGTTCACCTCGCCAGGAACGGCCAGGTCCCCTGTCTCTGGCACAATATTCACAGAGGGCGAAACCAGAATGAATCCGGCAGTTCCGGCGACATCCCCTATCGCACGGTTTAGATCAGAAAGGTAAATTTTTCCTGTACCGAGGGGATTTGCAGATTCAAACAAAACGCCATCGATAGCATCAGCAATGGCAGCTGTAGTCTCGCTTCCGGCAACTGATATGCCGCTAATTTCAAAATCGATAACTCTTTCGAGAGGTGAGCAGACATAATTCAGGGAAGTAACCGGCGCGAGCGGATAGATATAATCAGCAACCCTTCCTTGATCACCGGTGGCCTTGACCGCCCCTCACTCTTCCAGTTGCGAGATGCCATCTGTACCGACCGGGAAACCATGATTTGTTTTATCACTGCCATCACACATGATGTAAATCACAACCGTCCCCGGCCCCATCCCTCGGCGCCGTATCCATGCCCGGGTAACGCCAGGAACCGCCAGAGCCCATCCACGGTAATCTGTATCGCTTCCTCCCTGCGGAGGATTCTGAAACGCCAGCAGTCCCCGCTGTCGAAAATCTTCTTCATTTTCGATGTCGGCGCCGCCGGTAGCCGGTTCAATTAACGTAACCGAGCTGTCAATACCCGGCACGTTGGCATCCAGTGTCAGGAGCGTTCCGGCATCGGCATTTCCCCGGCGGCCACCGCCAGTGATATCCTCTGAGATATCCGGTAGTCTGGCCGTCACCGCAACGGTGGCGCTATCCAGTGCCTCGGCCCCATAGTCCGGGCAAATCGCCCGGTATACGGCATGCCGTTCCGACTCCGACCAGCGCCAGACAGTATCAACACTCCCCTCATCGCGTTCATGCCATTTCTGGTCGTATTCCATTAATGAAGAATGGTGGGAACCACAGCATTCAAACGGTTTGGTCTGATGCCATCGGATTGTCTGTAATGCCCGCAGACGCTCACCCTCTGACCAGCCAGCACCACAACATTCACAATGGATCATGGCCGCTTTGGTCAGGTGCTTATCAACTTCTTTCGGCCATTGAACATGTTTGCAGAGATCAAGGAACTGTCGATGCCTGCAGTGGGGACAAACTACAGAGGCCCGCCGCTGATCTGAATCTTCGTAACTGTCAGCAATCCGGTTTTCATCTTCAACCGTCGGCGAACAGGCCCGCACAGACAGCCAGTTAAGGCCAAATGTGGCGGTTCGCTCTTCCGCCAGTGCAATGGGATCGCCCTCGCGAGTAATCGGGTATTTATCCACCTCATCTGCAAGCAGAACACGGATCGGACGGCGCGCAAGGTTATCTGGACTACCGGCACCGGCCAACGCCAGAAATCCGCCCGTGAAGGCTTTATACAGAATGGTTTCTTTCGAACTCTTCTGCTTTGAGTCACCTATGATGTTACGCAGACCTGGCGTCACCCTAACCAACGGGCTGATGCGTTCTTTGGAAAACTGCTCGGCGGCCTCTTCCTTCGGTTGCAGGAGTAAAATCGGGCATGGATCGAGGTGCGCGAAATAACCAAACAGGTTTTCCAGCAGCGCGGTTTTCACTAACTGGGTACAGCACATCACGGTGATAATATGGACGCCCGATTCCGTCGCGGACAGCATAGGACCGCGGGCAATTTCAACCGTTGATGTTTCCGAGTTCCCGGAGGTGCTGCCAGCTTCTTTCGCCAGCTTCCGGTAGTCATCGGCCCATTGAAGGACGCTGATGCGTAGTGGTGGTGTCCATCCCTTACGGACACTCAGTTGAAGGCGCTCAATCTTCTGCTGGGTTAAATTCTGGTTCTCCGAGGACTGAGATATGTTTGTGGACATGTTCAATCAGCACCTCTGTCATCCTGTCCGCCGGCACATTCAGATCGGCGGCTATCAGCGGTGCCACGCGTGAAGGCCAGTTCAGCCAGGCATCACGCTGCTGGCGAAAGGCGTTAAACAGAACCTCCTCGGCGATGGCCAATTCAATTGTCTGGTCGCTGTCTTTTTCATACTGGAGCTTTGCCTGCAGGGCCATGTAATTTTCACGGATCCGCGCGGCCTCTTCCCTGGAAAGGTCAGCACCTTCTGTAAGCATTATCTGGCGAACGGTTACATCAATTTCATCGTCGCCATCATTCCGGGATGCTGAGGCTTTTTTCTTCTTTGCGTTTGATGCCCGCGGATCTTTTCCATCGCGCTTTTTCTTCAACGCCGCATCGCTGGCTTCAACATCTATCAAGTCACCGTCCATAACGATAAACCGACCGGCTTTAATCCAGCGGCCAATAGTTTTGCGGTCAACGCCTGAATGTTGTGCGTACTGACTCTGGTTCATCGTGGTCATGGGACATTACCTGGGACATTTTTAGGGGTGGGACATTTACCTGAGACATTTTTGCAATGTCCCACATGAATGTCCCACTGGAATAAATGGAATAATCCACGCTGGTGTAAGTATCCCGGCAAAACGGCCCATTCACTTTTAGAGATCTTCCGACATACTGAGTATGTCCCCTGAGGAGATCGCCATGCGTAAAGCCCGATTCACTGAACACCAGATCATCGCCGTTCTGAAGTCCGTTGAAGCCGGACGTACCGTCAAGGATGTGTGCCGTGAGGCCGCTATTTCTGAAGCCAGCTATTACAACTGGAAAGCGAAATATGGCGGGATGGAAGCGGCCGATATTAAAAAAATCAAAGACCTTGAGGATGAGAATCGACGTTTGAAACAGATGTTTGCCGACCTGAGCCTTGAAAACCGGGCACTTAAAGACGTTATCGAAAAAAGCTTTAAAACCAGCGATAAAGCGTGAACTCGTCAGCTATCTGACGGCACAATTTGCCATGAGTTTACGCCAGGCCTGCAGGACGTTATCGCTGAGCAGGACGGTCTATTTTTATCAGCCCGATACCCGGCGTGATAAACCGGTGATCCATGCGCTGACTGAACTGGCAGAACACTATCCGCGCTACGGTTTTAAGAAGCTGTTCCAGCTGCTGCGCAGGCAGGGCAATATCTGGAACCACAAACGCGTTCACCGGATTTACTGTCTGCTGAAACTGAATTTTCGTCGTAAGGGAAAACAGCGACTTGCCAGTGCGTAATCCAGCGCCACTGGCGACGCCGCAAGCGTTAAACCAGAGCTGGTCCATCGATTTTATGCACGACGCCCTGGTCTGCGGCAGACGATTTCGGACCTTCAATGTGGTGGATGATTTTAACCGTGAAGCACTGGCGATAGAAATCGACCTGAATATCCCGGCTCAGCGAGTCATCCGGGTGCTGGACAGGATCGTGGCAAACCGCGGCTACCCGCTGAAAATGCGGATGGACAACGGGCCAGAGCTGGTCTCGCTGGCGCTGGCACAATGGGCCGAAGAACACGGCGTGATGCTCGAATTTATCAAGCCGGGGAAGCCTACACAAAATGCTTTTATCGAACGGTTCAACCGGACATACCGGACAGAAATCCTGGATTTTACCTGTTCAGAACACTGAATGAAGTACGGGAAATTACAGAGCGCTGGCTGATGGAATATAACAACGAGCGGCCTCATGAATCCCTGAACAACATGACGCCGGAAGAGTGCCGGCTGATGGCTGAAAAAACGGAACTCTCAAAAAGTGCGTGGAACTAAAACAGGTGTGCTTACATATGTTCACCGCCGAACTCAAAGAGTTCGAGATATTCAGCGGCAACATCACGCACGAAGACTTTCGCGCGGAGGTTGTTCTTTCTGGCGCCAGCAGAGCGCACTGAGTTGACAGTGAACGGCGTCGGTGATTCCAGTTTTCTCCCCAGTGCCACTTTTTGCGCTGCTGCGATATCCCTTACTACCGATGTCATGGCCTGCGCCATGGCGAATGGGATTTGCTTCTGCAACTGCTTTAGCTGCCGGGATAAAACCTTTAGCGACGTCATATTCATCCTCGCGGTTTTACCCATTAAAAAAGCCACCCGAGGGTGGCCTTTGTGTTGATATTTTCTAGCGTCATGCTTACTTAGATCGCTTGGGCATCTGCCTTATCTCTGTCACGTCTAAACTCAAGAAGCTCCTGAGTTATAATCGCCACAGCAGTAGCTATAAACGCTTCGTCTGAAATCTTTCCTTCTCTACGCTCTTTCTGAATAGATTTCAGTTCAGATGAATCCTTTGAAAGAATCTCAATGTTCTTTATGACAGATGCAAAGTTTTCTTCCCTACAAGCCTCAGGGACTGATGGGGATAAGAATTCAATAACTTTATTTAATATGCTCACAACCACTCCTTTTCAGAGCAATCCTAACAGCGAAAAGGAAACTTTTGAACTTACAGTCATGTGAGTGTTCGGAGATGCACGTACCTTAACTGGACTGCTCAGTCGCGGTATCAAACAGCGCCAGTGCTTCGGTCTCTTCCTGAATCGCCTTACGAGTTTTCGAGACAATCTCACTTTCCGTGTAAACACGATCGAAAGAGTCCGCAAAGAGCTCAGCTTTGAGATAGCTATCGCCAACCCAGTAATGACCGGCTTCGCCGCGGCAGTGTCGTAATTAACTTTCTTGATGATAGTCAGGCGGATTTGTTCTGCAGTTGTAATTTCTGACATGTCTTACCTCTATGCGATGGGGGAGCATTATCGAAGCCACTCTATGGAATGGCCTATGTTATGAATGCAAATCCACTCTCCTTTGTAGCGTGATAGCAAACGACTCACTAATAGGGAGTCAGTGAATCTGGCCCTTGATTGTCAATTAGCGATCAGCCTGGCAATTGAGTTACACAATAGAAATCACACTACCACTTCAAAGGAGAATTACCGTTGAAATTCAGTTCATTAAATAAAATAGCCAATCACAAAATTATCTTCGTTGTTATCTACTTCATTTTGAGCCTGATTCATTTCCGCCTGACCGGCTTCCCTCTATCTATCTAATCCCCGCCTTATCTAGATTGCACTGCCCCAACGCAGAATAAAGCTTCCCGTTTAACTCCAGACTCGCCTGCCACGTGAATGAAACCGCCATTCCGGGGATCGGCGTGTCCGCGGTAAGGTCAGTACTTATCGGAGCCACCGGCGCCGGCACGTAAACCGTCCGCGTATTCCCGCAAGCTGTCAGCAGCGGTAGAAGGAACAAGCTGGTTAGCGCACGGATCACCTTCAAGCGCCTTCCTGATATAGACAATGTGCGTCTCGCCTTTTTGGGCCAGTTCGTTCTTTGCATTCTGTGTAGCCTGTGAGATGTCACGGATGAGGTTCATCGTGGTGATCACGTTGTTGGTGATCGCCTCAGATGTGTCGGCCCTGACCGTTGCCTTATCGCGCTGCTCTTTGAAGGTGATGGCGTTGTCGCGGTAGTGGTCAATCGCCCAGGCCATGGAAACTAGCAGGCAGATAACGACAGCGCAGGTGATTACTGTTAAACGGCTCATTTCCGACTCCACTCACAGACTTGGCGCTCTATCTCACGTCGAGTGATCAGTCCCTTCCACTGCTTCCCGACAGCGTAAGTCCAGTGCTGCAGTTCTTTGCACGCACCCGGCACGTCTCCAGCATTCAATTTCTTCAGCAGCCTGGAACTGGCGAAGGCACCAGGGCCAACCTTGTAAGTAAATGAGTAAAGCGCGGCACGGGTAGGATCAGGGATGCGAACCTTGATCAGCGGGTCGATGGCGTTAGCAACCTTTCGCAGATCTGCCTTCAGCAGGTTGTCGCACTCTTTGTCGGTGTAGCGGTGACCGCGGCGAATGTCGGCGCCGGTGTGGCCATCACAAACAGTCCAGACTCCAACAACATCCTGATAGGCGTAATAACGCCTTCCTTACAGGCCGTCGGCATTACCAAGCATGATAGAAGCGATTGCGATAGCGCCGGAACCGCCGGCGATGGCGCCAATCAGTTTATTCCTGAGCGTCGGGTTCATCACTGCTCCTGCTTCGTCGGTTGTCTTCGCGGATTTTGAAATACAAATTCGTCAGGTACGTAAGTACGGCAATGACAATGCCCACCAGCACGCCGATGGCATTCCACTGCTCGGGGCTGTAGGCATTAAGCATGCCGTTCAGGATGCTCCCGGCTGAAGCGCCATAAGCAGCACCAGTGGTTATCTTTTCCATGCGATACATACTCTCACCTCGCGTAGTTAGCGGGTGCTGTGTGTATTTGAAAGGGTCAGGACCGTCGGGCTGATTTAAAGTCAAAGCTCGTCGTAGATGATTCCCGCGGTTCTGAAATAAAAAAGGCCGCCAGATGGCGACCTGTAAGTAAGATTTTAGTAAATGCTCTTTCAAAAATGGATTGAGCTTAGTTTCCCGAAAGCTATTTATTCATTGGCAATGAAGACAGTGATTCCCTGAAGCACATATCCGCCATTAGATGACTCACCCTGAGCCTGGATGGAAACCTGCTGGTTGGGTTCAATAAATCCATTCCAACAATTACACGCCGTCGAAGGAACCTGCGCCCCATCAGGAAAAAGAGCTCCTTCAGCTTTAGCTTCCGTCACCCAGGCCCCTCCAAAGTAAAGCTTATGCTTTGCCTTAGCCTTACCATTCGGAGCAATTGCCAGCAAAAGCGGTACAGTCACCCGACGATGGTAATTTTTAGGCGGAATATTAAAAACATACCCGTTGTCTAACCAATGTGTTTCTTCAGCTTGCATCAACTGTCTCCTTCACTTGGTGAATAAATTAATATCCTTATAAAAAGTAGACCATAATGACCAAGCAGCAATCTTTCAGATGAAAATCAGCAAAAAAATCAATTACTTAACAATATCGCCACAGCTAATCGTTATGCTTAGGCTTGATAAGCCAGCAATCTGCTTCAGGGCACTTGCTCGTCGAGTGTCGACTATCGTGCAGCACATCTCTACCCAAGAGCCCTGACCGGACCGTAGGCATAAAAAAGCCCCACACGATGGCGAGGCTCTTAATTTGGTCGACAATCGAAGCTATAGCGACGATATCAGATTTATATAAAATATATGATTTTCAGTTCGGTTACGCAAAACTTACATCGAAATTTGTCGCCTTTTGCTGTGAACGTGATCGCGTAGTCGATATCAACGCATCGCTGTCAAGACTCACTAAGTTGCCTCGCATAGCCAGCCAATGAGGTAGATAGGTTTCCGTCCATGTGGATTTTGCTACGCCCACCAGTTCTGCAAGCTTTTGGTATTCGTATGTGTCACGCCCCGCCAGTTCGGCTTTAACATCCTGCGCCGCCAGCCAGATAAGCTGACGAAGGCGCTCGACAGTTTTCTTTGCAATGCGCAAACCGGCCAATCTCTCGCTGAATTGCTCCCATGCCCAACGCCTTCAACCGTTACCGGTCTTATATCAAAATCTGTTGCGAATTACTGGGGCCAGACAAAAAGCTTTCCAGCGTAAACACGGAACAGATTCTGTTAGCGAGAAAGGAGTTACTTACAGGGTTCCAGATTTGCGGGATACACCAGCAGAATCGCTCCGCCAAAAAAGGCCGGACAGTGAGAACAGTAAATGTTTACCTTAACTGCCTTGGAGGTATGTTTTCTTTCGCTAAGCAAAATGGGTATATCGACAGAAACCCATTCGAAGGCATTGATCCTCTCAGGAAGAGTCGATCGGAACCAGATCCACTTACCCACGAAGAATATTTCCGACTTCTTAACGCTTGCCCATCAGAGCAAATAAAAAATCTGTGGATACTGGCCGTTAACACTGGACTACGTCACGGAGAAATTAGTGCGCTTGCCTGGGAAGATATAGACCTGAAAAAATGGACAATCACTGTAAGCCGCAACATTGCCATTAAAGGGCATTTCACCCCGCCTAAAACAGAATGCGGTAACCGGGAAATAGTACTCACCGACGCAGCAATACAGGCTCTGAAAAGCCAGATGGCTTATACCCGAATGGGCAAACAGCATCAAATAGAAGTGCATTTGAGAGAGTTCGGCAGAACAAGAACAGATGCATGTACTTTCGTATTTGTTCCGCGGCTGACTGCAAGAAATGGAAAAGGTGGAGACTGGTATGCACCTGGTTCATTCGGCGCGACGTGGAATGATGTGCTCAAGAGAGCCGGCATTCGCCATCGCCGTGCATATGAATCAAGACACACTTTCGCATGTTGGGCATTAAGTGCAGGAGCAAATCCAAACTTCATTGCCTCACAGATGGGCCACACGTCAGCGCAAATGGTTTACAACGTTTACGGAAAATGGATGACTGACAACAACAGTAATCAGATGGCGATACTCAACGCAAATTTTGGAGGTTTTGCCCCATCCATGCCCCAGGCACTAAATCAGTAACCACTTTTCCCTTTCATTTCAACGTGTCATTGCGCCCAGTCTGGTTTGTTTAAAATATGGTCCTGCCAGTCGACGACGGTGGACTCTTTTACCGCAATATGGCGCACGGAAATACGTTCGCCATGCATCGCCACTTTTGAGCCGGTCAGCAGCGGGTGCCAGTGCGGCAGCGCTTTACCTTCCGCCAGCAGGCGATAGGCGCAGGTGTGCGGCAGCCATTCGAAGGTCGGCAGATTATCACGCGTGAGTTTGATGCAGTCCGGTTCGTACTCGAAGCGACGCTCGTAGTTACGGCACTGGCAGGTTTTAATGTTGAGCTGACGGCAGGCGACGTTGGTAAAGTAAATCTCGTCGGTATCTTCATCCATTAGCTTATGCAGGCAGCACTGTCCGCAGCCGTCGCACAGTGATTCCCACTCCGCGTCGGTCATTTCATCCAGTGTTTTTTGTTGCCAGAAAGGTTGTTCGCTCAT